TTTAGTGTTTCCGAACCGACTTTTGCCGGTTTTATTGTTTAACTTTTAATTTTTCGGTAAAAATTTACCGAAGTATTGGTCAAAATAAACCTACATTTTTGTAATGCTCCTAAAAATTAGTGACTTGGTTTCAATATACTGAGAAATATAACATGAATCCCTTTTCAAGACATAATCCGTGAAATCGGGTTAAGGTTGCACTAATACCTTTGGGCATGTTTTGATAAGGGATTCACCATTTTTTTAATGATAGATTATAATATAAGTGTATATCTTGCCGAAAAACGTTTTAGGAGAAGGCTAAAAAGTATAGCTAAAAGAAAGAAACGCAGGAAAAAGGGAATTCTTGAGTTTGACAAAAATAGGTTATATTTGTTAGCAGCAAAAAAAATAAAGTCATATGAGGATGCTTTAGTCGTTTTTCTGCCTAGAAATTTATCATATTTGGTTTATGATACCAAAAGCCCTTTTTATATAAAAAAATTAGAAAAAGAAAAATCTAAGAAGGTACGGAACTTTGAAGTTCCAGAATGTTTCTCTATAATAGAAAATGAAACAGAAAGCTATCTTCTTTTAAGACAGATTATTTCTGCATTTATATATCAAACTTGTGATGAAATATGGCTTGATTATAAAAAGTGTAAGAAGGTAGATTTGGTAACACAAGTTTTTTTGGATGCCATTCTATTGGAAATAGATAATTTCATAAAGAAATGCAAAAAGGGAAATATATATAATAAGTATGTTAGACTAGCTTCTGTAGGAGGTAAGAATATAGACGATAAAAGTGTAAATAGGTTGCTTAATTCTGTGGGCTCGCCTACAGAGTTAATAAAACGGCGAATTTTATATAAAGACATTATTCCATATAGATTAAGGTGTTTTGATGGAGAGGGACTCGGACATGAAAGTATGCTGGCCCAAAAAGAAATTGATACCACAACGTTACTGGATTATGTAAATAGCTGTCTGAAAAGAGTGAAAAAAAAACTTAGTCGAGAAGCTATGAGAGATTTAGGTTGCGTCATAGGCGAAACATTAATAAATGCAGAAGAACATTCTTCATTAAAATATAGATATTTAATAGGGTATTTTGAGGAGTGTATGGATGGTAAAAGACATTTTGGTATGCTGAATTTGGTGATTTTGAATTTTGGACAAACAATTTATGAGAAATTTAAATATCCCAATGAAGATTCGTCTATAAATTTTGACTGTTTGGCAAAAATGAAAGAGTTATCAGACAGTTTTAAATCTCGTAATATTTTTAAAAAAGATGCCTTTACAGAAGAAACATTGTGGACGCTATATTCCTTGCAAGAGGGAGTAAGTTGCATTCCAAAAGAAATATGTAAAAGAGGAAATGGTACAATTCAATTTATTGATAGCTTTTTTAAATTGAAAGGAAATGATAAAGCTGATAATATTTCGCGGATGTATCTTTTATCTGGCAATACAAGAATTGAATTTGATGGTACTTATAAGCTGGTAGATATAAAAGATGAGAATGGCACTTCAAGAGGAATTATTTCTTTTAATAAGTCGGGTAAATTAACAGATGTACCGGATAAAAAATATGTCTATACAGTACCTAACTATTTCCCTGGAACAGCTATCTTTGCAAAGTTGTTAATTAACGATGATGATTTGAATAATGAACAAAATTAATAACATAATTGATTTAGAGGACTATAGAAGCCAAATTGGGAGCGTAAAATCTAAAGTTTTTACAGGAAGGGATCGTGGAGAAGATGTTCGTAACAAGAGTCAATTAAATGACTTGTTTGAACATTTTGATAAGGTAAAACTAATCATTCCTAAAGATATATATTCCATAACTCCGTCTTTTTTGGAGGAATTATTTAGAAATGTTGTGCAAAAGTATGGTCGTTCCATTATTGAACAAAAATTAGAATTGGAAACGAATGGCTATGATTTGCAAGGCCCTTTAGATGAAGCTGTTGAAAGAATTCTTCAAAATAAAACAGGTTTAGATAAATAATAGAAATGAATATGGTGTTTATCGATAGTATATCAGTAGTAAAAGATTCCTTATGTTCTATAGCTACTCCTTCACCTGTTTTACAAGAAGTTCATTGGACAGACTGGTTAGATATTGTCTATAAGATAGCGATGGTTTTGATAGCTCTCTTCAATATTTGGTTTGCTATTACGATACATAAATTGAAAAATAAGAAAGAAGATAATTTTAAAGAGGCCGATAGAAAAATTGCATTGCTTAAGACTTTGATACTAGATTATAATTTGAAATTTGTATATGATTTTTTTGATAGTCTTGAGTTGCATTTAAATGAATTGAAAACAAAAGAGGCGAATAAAAGGAATATAGAATCTGATATACAAGCAGATTTTAAAAAGTTAAATGAAAAATTTATAAATCTTTTATCTGCTGTTGATAATGGTTTGTATGGAAAAATTTTGCAAATAGGAGATGATTGTAGGGATAAACTTGTTACCAATATAGGAGATGCTGGCGTTAATTTGTATGTTGAGTCCCAATATGTAAAATTAATAAAGAAACCTTATGAAGAAGCGAAAAAAGAGATGTTAAAGGTTCTCTTTAATTATAAAGGTATTTGATGATTTATAAAGCGGAGCAAAAAACTCCGCTTTTATTTTGCCATATTAAATAAAATGTTCATCTTTGCACTGCATTCCATTTTGAACAGGCGGAGAGATTCGCCAACTTTGCCGTTGGCATTTTTTATGTCCAATGGTTAACATATAAGTTCCGACCCCCGTGTGGAGCGTTAATGCGCCCACTGCCTGTTCAAGGTGGAATGCAACGGGAAAGCGGAACTTTTTTGTTTATAGGTTTTCTGATTTTTGGGAGAAGTTCCCTTTCCCGTCTTTTTATTACATATTGTTTCATTTTAATTGCATTCCAAAATGAAAAAAGCAACTTCAGGTGTATTGTATGCACCGCAATCCACAGGGGTACATATACCCGAACGTATCAATGCTCTGAATGAGCAAGTCAATAACCTGCAAAGCCGCTATTATCGTAGCCTGGCTCCAGACTGCGAACTACACGGTTCTTCTGACCGCTGGTATTTCGGCGCTATCCTTTCAGCTTGTACAGGGTTTATATTTCCACCTTTGTTTGTAGTTACTGCTTTGTGCGTTTATAAGGCAAAGAAATGCCGGAAAGGGGGTAAGGAATGACTAAGGACGAATACATCGCATTCCTGGAAAGCGAAAATAAGCGATATTGTAGCGAAAATAAGCGATATTACAAAGAAATACAGCAGCTTACTTTTGAAAAAGGTTTCCTTAGGGGTAGACTTATGGAGATATACGAGCGTAATCCCAGGCTGGGCATGACAGTCATAAAGGGAGGCAAGTATTATGAATTGGCACAGAAAGGAGGCGTAAGATGAACGAGGCAGTACAGAATAGCAAGAATATATACACAATAGAGTATCAGCTTCAGGTTCCGGTGTCGGATGGATTGAGTGCATTGTTCCAACAGATAGAGGTATTGCGGTCGGAGTTTGGAATAGAGCCTTCAGATAACTGTATTGATGTGGAGATACCGTGTCAGAATAAATATATTCATTATACGGTTAAGGCTACGATAGATTATTCGCGGAAGGATGCCTTGTCGGTACTGGCCGGAGGCATGAGCGAAGCTGATTATATTATGCGCCACATAGCTTCCTGTACGGATGATAACGGTAATATTCTGACTGGTGCAAACGGCGGTTTGGCCAAGTTTTCCGTGACAGATATTTATTAGAATTTGAAGAAACATTTTTTTTTACATTTTTTTTGGAAAGTCGGCGGTCTGTGAAGATAGCCGGCTTTTTTTATGTCCTTTTTCTTAAGAATGCTTCAGGATACCTTTGTATCGGATTAATTGTATAGCAATGGGGGCACACGCAGAAAGAATGATGCAGGGGCAGAACCGTGGAAGCTGGCGGAGCAAAAGCAACTTCTTCGGTAACCGTTATCCGCTTGATGTCGTTATCGAGGGAGATGCCGGTTATACGCAGCAGTTCGAGCGTCAGCAGAATAAAGAGGCGGTTGCTGAATTTAATGCGAATGTGAAAGCATGGGGGAAAAAGGTCGACGATGCGCTGCGGTTATCTGTAGCACGCTGGATTGATACGGATAAGAAGCTTTCCAAGTCATTGAAGCAGAATTATCGTCACTATGGTAAGACACCTATGGACGGGCAGGAGATAACCAGTATCGGGTTTGGTTTTAAAGCTGAAGGCGTGTATGTACATTTGGGTGTCGGTAAGGGGTACAATATGGAGAATGGTACGCGCATTCTCACCAAGACGACGGACAATGAATGGAAGAGAGAACCGAAGCCCTGGTTTAATCCTGTTATTGAACAGTATATTCCGGAACTGGTGGAGATTGTGAAGAAGTACTGCGGGACGTTGCTTGTGAATACAACGAGAATATATATTAATACATAGTTATGAGTGATATAAAAAAGAAGATAGGCAATTTCAGCTTTGTGGATACTGCTGCCGGGCAATATGCCATTAATATGAACTGGAGTCAGAGCATGAGCCAGTTCTTTGATGCAGGGACGCAGGATTGGGACGGTGAGCCTGTGACGGTGGCCGGGGTTCGGGTAGTTCCCTGGGGCCCGGATAATAACATGCCGAATGCGATCCGTGATTTGCTGGAGAAAAATAATCTGGGACCTGGCATTCTGGACCGTAAGACAGGACTGCTGTACGGTCAGGGGCCGATGCTCTACCGGGTGAGGATTGAGAATAATGAACGTATCCAGGAATGGCTGGAGGATGATGAAATTCAACAGTGGCTGGATAGCTGGGATTATAAGGAATATATTCGTAATAATCTGGTGGAATATACGCACATGAACGGGCATTTTACCAAGTACTATATGGGCAAGGGAGTGCGTATCGGCCGGCCATGGGTGCAGCGGCTGGAATCCCTGCACAGTGGGGAGGCCCGTTTGGTTTGGCCGGATGATGACAGCCGACGGCTGGAAAACGTGAAAGAGTTTCTCACAGGCGATTTTGAATCTTTCCGGAGCCGGACTTTCCGTAAATATCCGAAGTTTGACAAATGGAATCCGACCAAATATGAGACGGCTATCAAATATCACTGCATGCGTAGTTTCGGTAGGAGCATGTATGCCATTTCCTGTTTTTATGGTTCAGTTCCCTGGCTTGAGAATGCGAATAATCTGCCGGAAATCATTCGTCATTTGAATGAGAATATGATTGCCGCTGCCTATGTGGTACACAGTCCTCAAGAGTACTGGAATCAGAAGCGTGAACTGATTATGACCATGCACGAGGATTGGGATGAAGCGAAGATTCAGAAGGAAATGGAAAGATTGAAGGACGAACTGACTGAAGCTATTGCGGATGTCATGGCGGGCAAGAAGAATGCCGGTAAGTTCTTTAGCTGCGTGGATTTCATGGATGATTTAGGACATACGCAGAGTTGGAGGATAGAACCGATTGAAATGAATATCGACAAATACATCGAGGCACAGGCGAAGATTTCCCGGATTGCAGATAGTTCTACAACCAGCGGTTTTGGGCTTTCCCCTGCATTGGCTAATATCATTATTGATGGCAAGAGTGACAGCGGAAGCCAGATGTTGTATGCCCTCAAGATATTCTACGGTGCGGATACACAGATACCGGAAGAAATTGCACTGGAGGCTATCAATGATGCCATACGGATAAACTTTCCGCATAAGAAAGGGATTTTCCTCGGTATCTATCGGAAAGTGATAAATAAGGAAGATAACGTGTCGGCCCCGGACAGACCGACTAATCAGGTATAGGAATTATGAAACAGAAGGATATTGATTTCCCGGATTGTTGGGAAGAAGTGAAGCCGTTGGAGTGGCTTCACTTGCTCAAGATACGCAACAGGCTGATGAAACAGCCGGGAGTGGCTTTACTTGATGTGAAACGTGAGTGGTGTGCCTATGTTCTGAAGAATAGAGGGTATCGTTTTAAATCGAAAGTGGAGGATATGCTGTTGGTTGATAAATTGGCGGCTACGTTGGGTTGGATGTGGAAGGTTGGAGAAGATGCCGTTGAACTGACTTATGACAGTACGGAGAATCTTCTTCCGGTGTGGCGGTATCTTCGTGGCCCGGCCAGTCATGGGGCTGACCTGACTTTTGGGGAATTTCGTCAGGCGGTGGCCGTGATGAACAAGTACAATGCAGGCCGGGATGCTGCCGACCTTCGTGCATTGTGCGCCATTCTCTACCGGAAACCGATCAAGGATAAGGGGTGTATCCTACGTGAACCGTTCCGTATGCAGTATATGTCCCGTTATATGGGGTTGGTGCGTGATATGCCTGAATGGGTGCAATGGGGCGTTTACGCCTGGTTCGCTTATTTTTGTGAATATTTGTTTTCCGGAGTTTTTATCATCGACGGGTTGGAACTCTGCTTCGCTCCGGTATTTGAACGGAGCAGGAAAAGTTCGGATGTACAGCTGGGAACCGCTCAAAGTCTGGGTATGAACAGTGTACTTTATTCAGTTGCCGAAAGCGGAATCTTCGGCAATGCGGATGCTACTGACGATACATTACTGCTACGGGTTATGATGAAGCTGCTGGACGATAAACAGCGGGCGGATGAAATGATAAGGAATCTTAAACAATAGTTATATGATATTCAATAAGAACAAAAATGGTGCTAAGGAACTGCGGGAACTCACAGGCAGCTATTATGCCAATAACTCCTTTTCCAAGATTTCCGGAGACATAGAAGTTGCGACTGAAGAACTCACCGTATTGATTGGTGAACCGGTTATGCAGTTGGCTGAAAAATATTATCAGAACGGAGAGGATAATGAACTGGTAAGGAAGGTTCAGCGGCCGATTGCCATAATGGCAACACTCCGGATGTACCAGAAGAACGACCTCAGTCATGAAGATGATGGCCGTAAGTTCAAGATGGCAACGGATAACAGTGAAAAGCTTCCCTGGGAATGGCAGCTTGACCGTGACGACGCGTTACATCTGGAGGAATATTATCGTTCCGTGGATGCGCTCATCCGGTATCTGAACAAAACCGGACTTCAGGAATGGATGCAGACGGATACCTATAAGCTCACTCAACGGCTTATCATTCGTAATGGAAACTCCTTTGACATGTATTTCCCGATAGAGAAGAGCGAGCGCACGTTTCTCGTGCTTGTACCGTTCATTCGTGAAGCTCAGCGGTTGAAGGTAGAACGTGCCTATGGGGACGGATGGGATGAACTGCTGGCAGAAAAAGCGGTTCCGGAGAGTGATGTACATTATGCGGCATGTATGGCTGTTGCACTGTTTGCCATGGCGGCAGCTTTACGTCGTCTTCCGCTCCGTATATTTCCCAGTGGGGTGATACGCGGCTATATGGCAAAAAACGGAATGGCGGACAGCCGGATAGCCGATACGGATGATATTGTACGGGTAGCGGAATGGATGGAGGACGATGCTGCTGTTTGGTTGGATGAAATGAAGCGGGTACGTGACGGGATAATTCCGGTATATGACCTGCTTCCCAAAAATGATGAACGGAATAAATACTGCCGGTTATGAATGTGATACAGAGACCTAAGCCAAGGGAGTTCTGCGCGACCATGCGTGAGTACATTATTGATACGGACAGTACTATAACCTTTTCCGTGAGGTATGGCGGGAAGACTGTTTTAGAAGAGGAATATTCCCCGGATGCCGATTTTAAGGTGCGTACCCGTGGATTGGGCAAGTTCTGTGAACTCGCTTTGTGGGGAGTATGGTGTGCCGGGGAGAATACGACCCAGACAGATGCGGCAGGAGACTTCACGTTTCTTATCAATGGAGTGGAGGATATGACTTGTTTTGTCATGTTCAGCCGTTTGGTCACCCGGAAAGATGCGGAAGCTCCGGGCTGTTTGAGTGAGGTAAACCGGAAAGTGACGTATCCTGGAGCAAAGGAATATGTAAGCGGTTTCCCGGTCGATGCGTCCGGAAAGAAAGGGATGAATGTGACAGCCTATTGGGATGACGGAACAGAGGAAACCCGTTTCGTAGCTGCCGGCAGTAACGATGATGGGGTTTATACGTTCGATACGAGTCCGGATGTCGTTTCCTCTCTGTTTGAGAAGCCGGACATTCTTCAATACAAAGTGGAGGTATCAGGCGGTTCCCTGCTGTTTGTCATAGACCGGACACGCTATGCTGAAGCATGGTGCTTCCGCTTTAAAAATGTATATGATATGCCGGAGACACTGACTGCTACCGGTGGCCTGAAAATGGCAGGAAATAATGAAAGTGATATGGCTGCCATGTATGGGGTAGACCGAAAGTTCGGTGTTAAGGTTACGGATGAATATACGGTTAACAGCGGGCGTATATTCTTCCAAAGCGATTATAAGCTGTGGCATAACCTGCTTAATTGTCAGGAAGCGGGCATTCTTGTTAATAATGAGTGGTTGCCAATTGTGGTAACCAAACAGAAGTTTGAACGGGAATTTCGCAAGAGTGTTTTGAAAACAGTGGAGTTCAGCTTCCGGCTGGCTGATCCGGAGCAGAATAATTTGATAGGATATGATTGATATTGTAAGATACAGGGAGATGCTGCTGGAAATCAGGCAGCGTGTCAATGTCAGGTCGGAAAAACCGATTGAGGGGATTAAACTGGCAGTTCGGGAAGGGCATTTGCAGAAGAAGCTGAAGGATGCGGAGGGTATCTGGCTATGTGGTAATTTCCCGGATGCGGAATTGAAAGGCGGGATGGATTGCCATCAGGAATCCAACCAGATACTATTGTTTCTGCTGGAGAAAGTTCCTGCAGGGGAAGAAATGGATGAGGAAGAGTTGCAGCATTATGCGCTGTTGCAACGTATTATGGAACTGGTAAAGAAAGAATTGCTGGCAATGGACTTCGTATGTGGCGAGTTGAGTCCGGCAGATGGAATGCTGACCGAATGGGAGTATGATGTTTTTGGTGGGTTTAATGGGCTGAGTATTGGCCTGAAACTGGTAGATTGATATGACTGAGTTGTTTATAGATGGGGTATCGGTAGTGTTGCCTGCGGCTGTTGAGATACAGGTGAAGCGTGAAAATCCGTTCTTTACCAAGAATGGGGAATATACCTATGATATAGAATTGGCTTTAACCAATGCCGTTAATGCCCGGTTGTATAATCATTTGCATAGGCTTAACTCCATAAAGGAAGTAAAGACCAAACGGAGGGCTGTACTGGTAGCGGACAATCGTGTGTTCTGTGACGGTACTGAAGTGATTACGGGATGGACGGAGAAGAGCGTTTCCATACAGATAGCATCGGGGAACTCGGAACTCAACTATTTTATCGGTTCTGACAAGCTGGTTTCTTCTTTGGATATGGGTAGTGCTCCCATGCCGTCTGCCGGACGTAAGAATAGGTTACTGGATAAGATGTATCCGGAAGTGGAATATAATCTTCCGCCCGTGTTGGCCGGAGAAACCATGGTTAATCCGTTCGAACTCGAATATTATCTTACAGAACAAAAATCCGGGGAAAAGGCAGGGGTGTACACGGAACTCTCTTTTAAAGAGGTTGCAGACGGTATATATATTCCGATGCCCTATATGGCTACTGTCATGGAGAAGATGATACAGGCACTTGGCTATCAGATTGTAGAGAACCAGTTTACCGATACACCCTGGAAATACCAGTTGATTATCCATGCCCAACAGACAACGGAATACGCCAAGATGTTTCCCGGCTGGACTGTGAAGGAGTTTTTGGAAGAAGTTGAAAAACTGTATGGTATCCTCTTTATTATAGATAGCCGGAAAAAGAGCGTCAGGATAATGCTTTCCGCAAATTATTACGTAGCTCCGCCGGTAGCCTATTTGTCTTCTGTGAAGGACGAGTACGTCGAGGAAACGGAAGACGAGGAGGAAGACGTGAATATCGGCATCAGGAATGTGAAATATGATTTGCCGGATAGTGAGTATTACAAAAAAAGGAGATTGCCGGACGCATTGATGGAGATGGCGGAAAGAAAAAATGTGGTCGGAATAGCTGCGGTACATGATTTCTTTGCTAATAAGTCAAATGGTATGGAGCTGGTTACGAATACCAGCACAGGGATAGAATACATCAGGACTTCCTTTGAGAAGGAGGATATAGGCGGAAAGCCGCATACCTTATATCGGGGATGCCCGGTCAATGAATATGCGGATTTGGTCTATGATACCGGCCGGGATTTCGTTACATTGGAGATGATACCGGTACGGCATGGGGCAGTACCGATTAAACAGACTACGGTACAACTGGATGGGCGTGTTACCTATGCAAATGTATTGCGTATTGTTCCGGTCTTGGATAGTACCGGTGACTTGACAGCTTCGGATGAGAATGTAGAGGAAAGCACCTCTTCTCAGGGTATTGAAGATTATATCAAGAATAATAATTATGAGGATGATACGTCAAAGAGTACGGTTTATTTGGGCTTTTATACGGGCATTAAGAAACAGACCGGCTATTTGCGTAGACCGGATTCAGACCCGTATCCGACCGTATATACGGACAACATACTCAATAAGGGACTGATATTCCACACTTCGTATTCAGGTATGGACGATGCGAAAATGAGCCTGGCGGGGGAGTCAATGGAGCTGAAGGTTATTTCAGAGCATCTGTATAAAGAGGATTATGATATAAAGAGAGAGAAGAAGTTTACATTCCATTGTTACGACCCGAATATTTATGACATACGGAGTGTTTTTGTTATACACAATAAACGGTTTGTTTGCAAAGAATGTACATATATGATTGATGCGTCCGGACGGAAAGGAGCCTGGGAAGGTGTGTTCTATCCGATTTCCATAAGTGATACGGAAGCGTTGTCACGGTGGATATTGACGGATGGCAAATGGCGTGACGGTGGTGTCTGGTTGGACAATGGCCGTTGGCTGGATGAATAGTTTTTTTGTCTGAGTAAGAAGTACCCGGTAGTCTGTGAGGATAGCCGGGATTTTTTTTATTATTGATAGAAATATTTCTGTTATTTCTTTGCTGTTAATAGAAATATTTCTATCTTTGCAGTGTCAAACAATAAATGAGATAAACATAATGAAGTATTCAGAATTTCATCGGAAAATTCTTGCGGCTGGTTGGAAGTTCAGCCATGCAGAAGGCAGCCACTACTTCTATACGAAGAACGGAAAGCTTTCGGAACCGGTTCCTTATCATGGAGCAAAAGAGTTTCCAGAACCGCTAAGAAGAAAAATTGCAAGGGCTATGGGGATTTAATCCCCACCCCCTTTTATATAATAATCTCAAATAGTATCGTTGTATCATGGAGAAAATAATAATGAATATTTGTGCAAGTTCCGACAGCTTCGGGGCTTATTCAGAAAACTGCGAAGGTATTTATGCAGCAGGGGGGACTGTGGAAGAGTGCAAGAAAGATGTTGAGGTTGCCATTGCCTTGATAAAAAAGAACTTGCCCGAAGAACGTTGGCCTGAGCAAATAAAAGGAGACTATACGCTGGTGTGGCATTATGATATACAGAGCCTTTTGCTTTATTATGGCGGTTTGTTATCTCTCTCAGGATTGGAGAGACTTACAGGCATACATCAAAAACAACTGTGGTCATATATGCACGGACGTTCAAAACCCCGTATTCAGCAAAAACAGCGTATAGAGAAGGCATTGCACAGCTTTGCTAACGAATTGGCGGATGTATCAGTACTATAAGCTTCATTTCATTGTTATTGTTTGACACCATTGCTTTGCGATGAGGTAGAGGTCTTCCATTGTGGGAGGCCTCTTTTTTTATGTCCTTTTTCAAAGCTAATCGCCAGGATACCTTTGTCTTGGTAAAGTAGTATAGGTATGGCGATAAGCATAAATGATTTTAGAATGGCAATCCGGATTGATAATTCGGAAGCCAAAACAAAGTTTGCGGAAACAAAAGAACAGATAGCGGCTGTAAGGGCGGAAATGGATAAGCTGTCTGCGGAGGGCAAGAAAAACTCTGATGAGTATAAGGCACTCAAGCAAAGACAGGATGAATTGAATAAAAGCCTGGCTGAATATCGTAAAGAAGGAGTACGGACATCGTTGTCTTACGCTGAACTGCGTAAAGGGGCTTCACAACTCAAACGGGAAATGGATAGGGCTATTCCCGGAACTGAAGCATGGAAGGCTTTGCGTCAGGATTACCTGTTGACCAAAAAGCGTATGAGAGAGCTGGAGGTGCAGGCGCGTGATACCCGTTTTTCCCTTTCAAAAATGGCGGACGGGTTTAACAGGTATGCTGCTATTGGAACCAGTACCGTAGCTTCGTTGACCGGAGTCGTGTTGACAGCCCGTAAATGTGTTGATGAGTATGCGGAGATGCAGGAGGCGGAAAGCCAGGTTATCAAGTATACCGGGATGACAAAGGAAGAAGTGGCGGAACTGAATGAGGAGTTCAAGCACATGGATACCCGTACACCACGGGAAAAGCTTAACGCTTTGGCAGGAGATGCCGGGCGGTTGGGCATCACCGGTAAAAAGGGTGTATTGGATTTTGTGGATGCTGCCAATCAGATTAATGTCGCTTTAGGAGAGGACCTGGGGGAAGATGCAGTAAAGAATATCGGCAAATTGTCACAGATGTTTGGGGATGCAAGCCGGACACTTCGTGAGAATATGCTGGCTACCGGTAGTGCTGTGAATACCGTTGCCCAAAATTCTTCGGCGGCAGAACCCTATCTGATAGAGTTCGCTGCGCGCATGGGCGGTGTGGCTAAGCAGGCCAAATTGACGATTACTGATGTATTGGGGTTTGCTTCTGCGCTTGACCAGAACATGCTACGTAGTGAAATGGCAAGTACCGCATTACAAGGGTTGATTCTGAAAATCTATCAGGAACCGGCGAAGTATGCCAAGCTTGCTAAAATGGACGTGGAAGAGTTTACCACGCTTATTGACACAGATGTCAATGAAGCGCTTCTTCGTTTCCTGGAAAGTTTGGGTAAACTCGGTGGTATGGATAAGATGGCTCCTATACTGAAGGAAATGAAGCTTTCCGGTGCGGAAGCTGCCGGAGTGATTAGTGCTTTGGCCGGAAACGTTGAAAAGGTACGTAAGGAGCAGAAAACTGCGAATGATGCCTTCCGTGAGGGAACGAGTATTACCAATGAGTATAATGTGCAGAATAATACCGTTCAGGCAGGATTGGATAAGGCGAAAGAGAAATTTAAGAATGTACGGGTAGAATTAGGTGAGAAGCTGCTTCCTGTAATGAAGTATATGATTACGACCGGAAGCATGACGGTGAAAGGGTTAGGTGCGCTGGTTTCTATCCTATCGGAGTATAAGGGAATCATATTGTCGTCGATTGCTGTAATAACTGCATACACCGCAGCGGTTAAAGCGCAAGAACTGTGGACGAAACGTTTGACGGCCGCAAAGACATTGGAGTGGTTGCAGGAAAAGAAGAATATTATCACAACACGGGCATCCCGGAGCGGAACCCTTTTGCTGAGTGCTGCCAAATATGCTTTGAGTGGTAACATTAAGAGGGCGACAGTTGCGATGAAAGCTTTCAATGCGGTCAGTAAAGCCAACCTTTTGGGTATATTGGCTTCCCTGGCATTAGGAGCGGGGGTAGCTATTTACAAATTTGCGACCCGCACTTCAGATGCGGAAAAAGCCGTTAATTCTTTTTTGGCGCAAAGCGAAAAGGAACGTAGTCAATTACGCAAATTGACTGATGCGACTAAAGCAGCCGGGGAAGGTACAAAGCGCAGGAAAGAGTTGATAGAGGAAATAAATACCAAATATGGGCAGTATCTTCCTTATTTGCTTAATGAATATTCGTCCCTGAAGGATATAGAGCAGGCCTATCGGGATATTAATACAGAGATGGACCGCAATTTGGCGAGAAAAGTCCTTCAGGAGAAGAGTGACGAAATTCAGAATGAGAGTATGACGGATAAGATTGATGAGATGAACGATGTCCGTAATGCCCTCATTGGTACATTGCCTCAGTCACAGGTAGATGATTTCCTTCAAAAAATGGTCGTAGCTACGGATAAGAGTATTGCTGCCGGTAACACTGCTAAAAATACAGCGAAAGCCATTACCAAGAACCTTGAGAAATATTATTCGGATAGAAGCGATATCCCAAAGATACAGGGTGAGATTCAGGATTATGTTGAAGTCGTTGAAAAGGCGGCTAAGCGTATCACTGCGGTGAAGGCGGAAATGAATCCGTTCATAAACAAGCCCTCTGCCAAGAATAAGGCAAATGTTTTGGAGGAAGTTGTTATTACTCCGGGCAGTACAGGGAATGGGCATGGGAGAGAAGCGGATGAAGAAACCCAGAAAAAAGAGTTGAAAGCCCGTATGGAAAAACTGAAAGAGGATATGCAGAAAGAGCGGAACCTGTTAAAACAGAAACTGCTGGATGATGAGAAAATGACGAAAGAAAAGTACCAGCAGGAACTGTATAAAATTGAAGTTTCCTATTTATTGAAACGCAAGGCATTGTTGATAAAATTCGGTAAGGATGCTTCGGATATTCAAGGGCAGATTTATGATAAGATGATTGCCGAGGCTGATAGGTTGACGCAAGCCGCTAAGGATGCCGGAAAAAATTCGCAGAGTGATAATTTGGCCGTTATTGATGAAGAGTTCCAGGCGCAACGGGCAGCATTGAAACAAGCCTATATATCGGGGGATATTAAACGGGAAGCGGATTATCTGGAGAAGCTGAAAGAGCTGGAACGTCAATATCTGAATGACCGGAGAGACATGTTGGCTGCATTTGGGGAGGATACTTCAGGTATTGATACCCAATTGCTGGATATGGATTATGAGGATAAACAGGCTGATAAAGAAAAACAGCGTAAGAACGGTTTTCAGGATATAGATAATACTTCTTCTTTTAAGGAAAAGAATAGGCTTTTGAAAGCGATGTATGATGCGGACTTGATAACGTTTGAAGAGTATCAGGATGAAAAAGCCCGGATTGCAGAGGAACGCGAACAGCAGCGAATAGATAAGGCTAAAGCTGCATTAGATGTAGTTGGTCAGGCTACCTCTGCTGCCAGCCAAGTTATTAATGCCCTTCAGGATGCAGAGATTAGTAAAGTTAGCCGTAAATATGACAAGCAAATCAAGGCTGCCAAGAAAGCTGGCAAGGACACTACCAAATTGGAAGAAGAAAAGGAAGAAGCTATCAATCAGGTGAAAAAGAAATATGCGGACAAGCAATTTGCGGCTGCGGTATTACAGGTTACGGCCACTACTGCCGTTACGGCCATGGAAGCATATAAGGCCATGGCAGGAATACCTTTCGTCGGTCCTGCATTGGGGGCTGCTGCGGCTGCGGCAGCGGTAGCCAGTGGTGCTGCGCAGATTGCGGTGGCAAAGCAGCAGCGTGATGAAGCGAAAGGTTTGAAATCAGGCGGTTATTCCGATGAATACGTGGAAGGTTATACCCGCAGCGGGAATCCGGATGATGTGGCAGGTGTGATACCTGTACACAAGAATGAGTTTGTGACAAATCATGAAGGAGTTGCTAATCCGCATGTCCGTCAGTTCCTGGATGTATTTGATATGGCACAGAAGAATGGTACAATCCGTATGTTGAATACTACGCAGATATTGGAACAGGTTCGTACCAAAAGTGGGAAGTACAGTGGTGGCTATAGTGCTGAAGAAACAGGAGTGCCTTCACAGTCATTTTCCGGTCCTGTTTCAGAATTGACGCCTGAGCAACGTTTGCAAATAGTTGTGCTGTTACAGAAGAATAATGAACTGCTGAAGGCTATTCTTGATAAGGAATTGGTGGTAGATCCACGAAAAGTGCGGGATGGTATCAAGAGAGTGGAAATGTTAGAGAGCAATGTGCGCCGGTAATGATGTCCTTTTTCTACGGATGCTAACTTGATACATTTGCAGCATGAATGTTTACGAGGCTATAAATGAAATGAGGGCATGTACTAAACGTGGTGAGTGCTTTTCCTTTTCGTTCATGAGTTACAGCTATGAGCGCAGGAAGAGTAATGGTGTTGTGAGGGTGGAACATGCCCAACTTCGCAAGCAAAGCCGGAAAGAACATAATCGTTTTGCTGATTATATGCTAAACTTCATTGATATGGATACATTGGAGTACGGTATATGTTGGCAACCTCTTCTTCTTGAATTTAACGGTCATGAACTGGAATTGAAATAAGTATGGATAATAAATATGAAAATATAGTTCCATGGAATGGCGCCAATGATACCGGGCGGGATGTTCGCCTGAAATTGGAGCGGAATTTCTCCAGAGTGGCCGCTAATTTCTTTGAACTTGCAGATAAAGATGCGGAACTGGAGGACTGGATTAATGCGATTGTCGAAGAACTGAAGAACTTTTTGCGTAAGGACCGGCCGGATGCAACGGAATATCTTTTGAAGCTGTTTGGTGGTGCTTGGTTCGGCGAGTTCGTAGACAGCTTGATTGCCGGTAAGGGTGCAGGGATATTTCCTGATGGTAGAGGACAATTTGAACGGTTGGAAGTCCGCGGTTCACTATCTGTGCTTGACTTGATAATAAACCAGATTCAAGGAATGGAGTCAGACTACTCCTTCACCGAGATTGGCAAGATAGAATCCGTGGAGGATTTGGGCGAGAGCACCTACCGTCTGAAAATAGAGAAACGCACGGACTTCGACTTCATGAAGTTCCAGGAGAATGATGTCTGCTTTTCCATCATTAATACATTACTAACGGGCGGTTCCGACTATTATACAAGCTGGATGCGTATTCTTACCACCAATGCGCAGGAGAATAGCATAACGGTCGTGCTCTATCCGGACAGCGAAGTGCCTGGAGGCACGAACTATCCGCCGTTGGCTGGTTACAACGTAACCCGCAGGGGTAACAGTACGCTTCCTGAAGAGGGCGGCTTTAACGGGCGGGCGCAGTCGTGGATGATTTCTTCGCGAGAAGGTCGGATTATGTTCTTGTCCAATGTCTATAAGCCGATATTGGAGGACTACAACTATGCGCTTACAATCGGAAAACTCCCTAACATCAAGGCACTCGAAAAACTGCCGGTGACAACCGAAGATGTTGGCATCGTTGCACAGACGGTCATTGCCGAGAAATTCTATCAGTTCGACTATAACGGTGATGTCGTTCCCAACAAGGTAGACCGGGGTGTCTGGTCGCTGGAAACGGCCCAGAGCGGCGCTCCTTACCGTTTTGTTCAGTACGAGTTGTCGAAGCCTTCCGGCAGCGAATATACCCTGCTGGAACAGCATACGGTCTACCACCTTGGCTGCAAGTGGGGGTGTCTGAAGGACAAGACAACCGACGAACCTAAATGGAACTCCCCTTCATGGGGACTCCTTGAGGGCGACAGCAGGTATTCGCTCCAACTCTCCCTATCAGGCGGGGAGGCATTCGTCATAGGTGGTGTGGATGAGGTGATTTCCGGGCGCGTTTTCTATGGTACAATTGACATAACGGATGATGTGATGGCGGACGATGCTACCGAAGTGGAGTGGTTCCGCAATAGTGGCAATGTTCCGGCGGACAACCTCTGGACGCCTGAGTATGTGGACGGAAACAGGCTTGCTATCCATATCGACAACGGGAACCAGCACGGGGTCGGTTCGGATTTCGGTTTTGTCAGCAAGTCCGTGATATTCACCTGCCGGGTGTTCTTTCCGGTAAACGGCAGGTTGGAGGAAGTGGATAAGAATTTAGGATTTGACATATTATAACTATGGGAATAAAGAGTAACAAGCAGTGGGGCCGTATTTACGTTGCCCCCCTTTCCTTTCAGGGAGAGATAATAGTATTGTCGGGCAGTCCCGTGCAGACCTATGACAAGCAGCTGCGGGAATACAGCCCCGACCGGACCCTGACACCGCTGGTCATCGTGCCGAAGGTATCGGCGTTCGACGAGAAGACGGTATTCGGTGAAATGGAACTCACGGGGGTGGAGTGGTTCGAGGGCGCACCCCGTGACAAGTCGGCCAACCGCATCGTCGAGGGTGAGTATTACAGCATTTCCGACGGCAGCGGCGGTGTGCCCAAATATGCGCTTACCATCCGGAAGAACATTCCGCCGGAGAAGCCGGTGGAGTATTTCGGTATCGCGATATTCACTGACCCGCGCACGAACCGCGAGGTCCGCTGTGAACGGAGCGTGAAGTCCTATGCGCACCTTTATGACAACAAGGCGTATTCGTTGCGCCTGAAGGGGGATTCCGTGATGGTGACCGACCCGCTTCGCCTGGCCGACCGTTCCGGTTATTGGGACAGGGAGATAGAACCGCAGCTCTATACGGGCACTGAACCGGTGGATGATGAACACGCCGCATACTTCTGGGACATTCTTGAAGACGGAGCATACCGCCCGGTTACGCCGGATGACCCCGGCATCGTCTGCCATGATGTGAACGGAGTGTACACCCGCAAGCTGATGTATCAGGCGAAGTATGTAACTGGTGCAAGTTTCCGTTGCCGCGCCTGTGAATATGCGGGCAACAGACCGCAGGCCCCTACTGACGGGCGGCTGGAAGTGGTAATTGAGGTAAAGACGGAGATGGCAGCTTCCCTCAATTGCGAAATTATCCAGACGAAAGGTTTCACCCTTTCCGATAATATGAAGCAGCCAAGCGCCTATGAAATACGCATCTTCGACAACCGCCGCGAGTACGGTACAGAGTACGATGACCTTTTCCGCATCATTTGGAAAGGCCAGAGTGCCAAGCCGGGCGAGCCGGAGAAGGTGCTGGCAACCGGCGGGCGGACGTTGGAGTTCATTCCGGCGGACAAGGGTTTCCCGGCAAAATATATCTTCCATGTGCGGGCGGAAGTGGGGCTTCTCACAGGTGAGTCCCTGATGGGAGACGAGGAAGGTGCCGTTATCTCCTCACAGATTGACGGACAGACGGTATTCATTGCCACGGGTCCGGTATATGAATAATTGAGTAACAACTTTAAACTTTAATCAATATGTACGTAATTGTAGAAAAGGCAAAGCTCGAAGGCAAATTCTTTGGGATAATGAATACCCTTCCGGATGGCAGGGTGTACATTCCTATCAGTGAGATGCGAAATGTGGGTACTCTTCTTGACATCGACATCATTGGTTCTGCACGTGAGTTAAAGGAACTGATAGAGAAACAGCAGGAAGCGATGCAGGGTTCAGAGGACATCGACCCCGGTTTCAGCGTGACACCCGAAGAGGAAGAGGAAATAGACCCCGGTTTCAGCGTGACCGGTCCGGAACAGCCGGCCGGGGCAAAAACTGACGGAAAAAGGAAAGGAGGCCAGCGATGAACCAGAATCAAGTGACCGCTTCACTGGCTATCGTGGCGGTGAGTAACGGAACGACTGTTAACGGGTATGTACGCGTGGACAATGGTCCGCTTATCCAGGCATGGACAAAGGGAAGTGACAAGTATACGCCGGACTTTGAAGCGTTGGCGGAGGACAAACGCCCTATTGTCATTGTCGTGTTACGTGACGTGAGCAGCGGGCGTATCCTCATTCCTTCCAGGCTTGTTTTCAAGTACAACGGTACCGAACTTGCATTCGGGGAGGATGGGTTGTGCAATACGGAACAGTTTGTCGGCATGTTCAAACGCGTAACCGGATACAATGTAAGTGTGGACTCGCAGTCCTATCCCATGACCGGACTTCGGGTGATGAAGAACCTCGTACCCATCTCCGGATATGACAATGACCGCATAACCATTTCGGGTGAAGTTGAAATTGGCGGGCATACGGTCTCGTTCAACGAACTTGCGACTGATGTTGTTATCCAGGAATCATCGGGTAAACAGTATGAGTTATTCATCACTTCAGACAAGGGTACGCAGATAATCAATCCGTCCGAAGTGCTGACGTTGAAGGCATCGCTGTACAGCGGCGGAGACCTTATCAACGATTTGGGGAACATTACGCTCCAATGGAAGAAGCAACTGCCATCGGGAGAGGCCAACCTCGGAACTCAGGGAACCCAGAACATTGCCGCGAATGATATTGACGGTTCGCTGGTGGTAAGTTGTGAGGCTGTGCAGAATGCGAAAGTCATTGCAAAGGGCTTCATTACCGTGTTCGACCTTAGCGACCCTATACTGGCGGCATTCAAGGTCAAGGGGCTTGCTTCTAACGGGCAGATATATCCGGAAGAAACGGGAACTCTTATTCCGTATGCCTATAAACGCCAGTCCGGAGAGGAAGTGGCGGTGGCAAGCTGGGACTTTGCCACATTCGACGGTGAAAACAATCCGTTCACGCTGTCGGGAAAGGACAGTAACAAGTTCCAAGGAAAGGACATCGCACTGACCTATACGGATGCGGCGAGGGCCAAGACGTTCAGAGTAATCGCAACGAACACTAATCCTATTGAGCTATGATGGTGACAGCGTTTTTGAGTGTCGTGGCGGTACGTGAGCCTGACCCGGTGGAATACGTTGACATCGAGTGCCAGCCGGCTGCCATCTCTGTGGATTGTAACAATGTGCAGCTTACACCGCTGAAGCTGAAAGCCCTGCACCGCAGCGGGGCTGATGCGGCCCTGCTGGATGTATTCTGGCGGCTGCATGTCCAGTCGGCCGGCAAGGACCTCGGTACGGCGGATTCCCCCGGTGCATCGTCCGAATGGGAATACTACCTTCCTTCTGACAAATGGGGCAATGCGGATTCCGTGATTGTGGAAGCGTACCGTGATAGTGCCCGCGAGACCCTTCTTGCTCAGAAGAGGGCCAGCATTGTGCGTCAGAACCCGTCCCCGTTCCCGGTCGAGGGTGACTGGAAACCGCTGCCGTTCAAGTATAAGAATGGGGAATATTTCCTGGATAAGGACAAGGGCTTTGTATTCATGTGGATGAATCCGGTGGCCGGAAACAGTGAGATGCACCCGTTCGACGATGTAGCCCAGAACCCGGACACTACTTCCTGGAAATCCATCCAGGAATACCCGCTACTGGGTACACAGCTTTTACTCGCCAGGAAGATAGACGCAGACCTTATCGACGTGGATAACCTGAAGGTGAAGCATCTGGATGGTGCGGACGGGGAGTTTACAGGCAGTGTTACCGCAACCGAAGGTTATATCGGTGCATTCAAGATAACCAACAGAGGACTTGAAAACGAAAAGGAAAATCCGACCGCGACATTGAGGATAGGCAAGGATGGCGGGAAATTTTTTGAAGTGAATGTCTCGTCCGGGGCAATGTGCCGTATTCGTGGAGATGGGATTACGGCACTCAGTTTGGATGCCTACGGTGACCATTCAACCGGTGTAAGAGTGATGGCCCAGGCCGGATATGATACTTGCGCGATAGAAGCATTGGGTAATGTAGATTTGAATGCCAGAAGCGGTGAATCGGTAAGAATAAGCAGATTACGGGCTTCCGGATTTGCTGCGGGTGTCCGCAATTTAGGCAGTAGTATGATGTCTGCCCCACCGAGCTATACGGTCAGTGATACCGATGATATTATCATATATGGAGGACCGGATCTAAGTTTTGACCCTACCTTGTTTCTTCCAAGGTCAACTACTCCAGGCCGGATTGTATATTTGAAGAACCAGTTGAACCGGAATGTCTCAGTGAAAGGACCCCTGATGAATCCCAATAACAGAGGCACAACCACTGCTACTTCCATCAATCAAATATCCTGCTTTTTCGTTTTTGACGGTAGTCATTGGATTTATTTTTACTGTGGATAATGGTTATGTTGGATATGTTTTTAAGAATTAACGACAAGCTGCTGCATTTTCTTGCATGCCTTGCCATCACCCTGACAGCGGGTGAACTCTGTGCCGTTACGGCAGGTGTAACTAAAGAAGCCGCTGACTGGATGTATAAGAAGAATTGCAAGGTCGGTTCGGGCTGGGACTGGCTGGACATACTTGCGGATGCTGCCGGCATAGCGGTCGGCAGCGTATTAAGGAGATTGGTATTCGATTATTAATGTAATAAAAAGGATTATGTTAGACACATTATTGGTTGCACTGATTATCTCAGTAGATACCGCGCAGGTAAAGGAATTTCCGCAGAAGGCGGAAGTCGAGTTCAAGAAAAACGATTTAAAAGAGAATATCATTAAGTCAGCCTTGAATTTCCATAACAGCGGAAAGAAGGATGATAAGACCTGGAACTGGAAGATTCAGGATGTGGTGTTCAGAAAAGATTAAAACAATGTTCAATTTAAATTCAAAACAATCATGGGAGCTATAAAAACAATGAAGGAAGTTGAAGGCGCACTTCCTCAGAAAAAAGAGATAAATTATGTACGTGCTTTGGATAAGGACGGCAATCCGATTTTAATCAGTAAAGAGGACTTGGCGCAAGTTGTGGGAGAACTGATACCAGTTGTAACTCCTGAGAAAGACGGATTAAGTAATTCCAAGTTTGCAACAACAAAGATAAAATCAGAAGGCAAACGTAGCGTATTACTATACCGTTCATCATCTTCCCAATGGGCTCCTTTTGCTATCAGAGTATCATGTATATCCACAGGTGAACCATTAAGTGATTTTTACGTTTACATTGCTGGTAATACTATGGAATTACAAGATTCTACAAAAGTATATGTCAAATACCTATATGGACAACCCAATAGCGATACATACCTGAAAATGAAATACGAAACTGACCATAGAATATCCATATACTTGACTTCGGACAAGTCATTAGGCGATAGAACTATTGTCAGAGAACTGATAGTTAGAGATTCAATGTATGATATGGCTACACAAGATGATGAAATTACCGGACTGGCAGATTGCACTATTGTGCAATAGGTTTTATCTCCTTGTATGATTCGTCTATGAAACCAATATCTTTAATTATATCGCATTGGGTACTGCAATCGTATTTAAAGTAAACAGATTGCCCTTGTACTACAGTGAATACTACGTAAACATCCCAGTCCTTATAAACCACTTTTATATCGGTAAACCCGGATGGTATGGAATAAAACTCTCCGACTATTCCATCGGAAGGTACATTGTTTGCGTAGGTTGCCAATCGAACCCCTACGTTGTAGAAATTATGGCTGCCAATGATATTGAGACTTACTCCGTTCCATTGGACTTGATGGGTATAATGGATTGCAAAAGAGTTTGTAACACGTAATTTTTTCCATAACAGTTCTCCCACGTCGATTTACGGATGTGGGAGAACTGCTCGATGGTGGA